CGTTGCCGTTCAACGCCAAGCCCATGACGGTTTCGCTGATGAAGTCCGCCCGCCACGTGTCGGGGTCCGGGCGTTCCACGATCCGCGCGGGTTCCACGGCCATGCCATGCCGCAACTGGCGCACGGGCAAGCCGCTGACTGCGGTCTGCAATATCTGCACGCCTCGGAACACGACCGACATGTTCAACGGGTCACGCCCGGCCGGACGGCGGAACGGCGCGGTCGCCACGCTTGACACGCGATTGGCGGAACGCTTCACCGCGCCCCACATGTTCGCCATCATCTCTCGTATGCTCATGCCGGACATGATGCGCGGCATGGCAGCGCCACGCCAAAAAATACCGGCCATAAGCGGCCATAGCGGCCATAAGCGGACACGTCGGCCACGTTTTAGTACACTCCGGGCGGTGTGTCGTCGGGCATGTGCGTCAATCCCCACAGGGCGAGCGTCGCGGCCTCGATGGTCGGCGCGTTCACGCCCTCAGCCCTGTTCCACAGCCAAGCGTCACCACTCATGCGCTTACCGGCCAAACCCGCCTCACGATCCATGTCCGAATCGGGCGCGTGATTCACCGCGTGCTGATCCAACGCGCTCATGAACGCCTGCGGCGCGGTCACCGCGTCAGCCGCCCTCATATCCACAAGCTCGTAACGGGCTATGCCCCATTCATCCAAGCTCAAACGCAACCGGTCGGCCAACGCAGCGGACGGCCCCCGCATGTCGATGCAGATGGGCGCGTGGTAGCGTTCCTGCAATTCCCTCAATCGTTCCGGCGCGCTGCCGGTTCCCGGCAACACGTCCACGACCTGCAACAGGGGCACGGCCTCGGTTTCGATGCATGCGACTATCGCGGTGCCGATGCCTCCCATGGCCACGGCCACGCCGAAACACACGCGCCCGGTGGCCTCAGCCGGATCTATAGCGTTGGCGCTGGTGGCCTGCCACAGTTGCGGGTCTATCGCACGGTCGATGATTCCCGAATCCCGCAAGTTGCCGAAGGCACGCGCCCAACCCGCCGCGTCCTGGCTGAACTGACGGCGGAAATCGGCCAACTGGTCGTAGTCGAACAAATGCCCGGCACCGGGATGATGCGCCCAAATGTTGTCCAAGTCTTCGGGATCACTGCCGAACGGTATACCGAAATCGAAGAAGCAGGTTCGTCCCATGGGTTCGCCCGCGTCCATCATCGCCCGCAACTCGTCAAGCTTCGGATTGAAAAACGTGGATTCCGCCGTGCCCTCGGTCGAACAGAACGTGAGCCGTGGCCGCACGCCGGTAAGCTTCAAACGCGTGGTGGTCGTGGGAAGGAAACCGTCCAGGATCGCCTTGGCCTTGTCGGCTGGCAGCGCCCAGCATTCATCCAACGTCAGCGAATCACCCTGGAAGCCGTGGCCACCACTGTCGGTCGTGCCGCCCGGCTGTATCGTGCTGCCGTTCTTCAACGTGAGGCACATGCTGCCGTTGCTCATGCGCTTGGAAGCGGCCAACGGAGCCAGCGGAGACTTGTCGAAACCGGTGATGTACTCGCGGAACTGCTGGGATGCGTCCTTGCCGGTCTGCGCCAGATACCACACGCGACGGCTCGGCCCCCACAACGCGTTGCGGGTTTCGGTCGCCCGCTCGCGCGTGGTTTTCCCGGCCTGCCGTTGCACGGTGAGCACCAAAGTGTCGTAATAGTAGGTGCCGGTGTCGGGGTCTATCTCACCGAACACGTCGGAAACCATGCGCTGCCATGGCAAGAACGGGGTACCCAACGCTTCGGCTATGCGGGCTTCCTTGCCGCCATCGGTCGGACGCGCAAGGTTGCGCGGGGTCGCGTAGCGTGGTTTGAGGCTGGGGGTGGGTTTGACGCTCATTTCGCCATCGCCGCCATGAGTTCCTCCAGCCTGTCGTCAGTCTGGGAAGGTGTGGACGGGTAGATGGTTTCGAGCTGTTGGATGTAGCCGAGCAGGGAGGTCATGTTGCGGCTTATCTCGCGGCCACGGTTGTTCTGCGCGTCGATGTTGCGCGCGATGCTCAGCATGCTCGAATACAGGAAATCGGCCATGGCGTTGTCAGCCTTGCCTTCCCTGAACCTGTTGATGAACTTCTCGGTCGCTTTTTCCTGCGGCCCCTTGACGATTCCGGCGTCCTCCATGCCGTCGAGTCCATGGAACTCACCCATGTTGTTGCCTCCAAACCAAAATTGTTGTAGATTCCCTAATTGGCTAACGAATCAGTCCGAAATCGTGGGTTCCGTCCCTGTTTTCGGGCTTTTTTATTTGGTTCGTGGGGATAAGAAAATGGTGGGCGCGGGGTATCGGTGGTGGCTTCCGGCTTAAAAAACGTGGCCTACCATCGCGGCCTCGGCAGATTCAGCGGCGAAGACTGCGGCAATGGCGTTGATGGTTCGTCGTCTCGCAGTCCCAAGGCCGTGAGCCTTGCCCTTCTGGCCTTCTGCCTTGAGTCTATGCCAGCCTGGGTGATGCCGCTGCGATACCACTGGCGCAACGCCGCGAGCTCACGCCTTCCCGCCTTCATCTCCTCCAGCCTGTGAGTCACCGTGGCCTTGCCCGGATCACACACATGGATGTCGTAGTCCAAGGCCAGCCACTCGTCCAACAGGCGGGGACTGCGCTGGGTGCCGGGCAGCACCTTGACCAGCCACAGGCCAACGGGCTTGGCCAGCGTCACCGCGTTGCGGTAGGCTCCCTGCCACGCGCCGGCCGTGAGTTCCCTCACCGCGTCGGGCACTGGCTGGCCTGCGTCCATGCCGGGCATGAGCGCCTTGGCTATCTGGTCGTAGTCCACGATGATGTCGTCCGGCTTCATGTGCTCCATCACCCACGTGGTCTTGCCAGCGCACGGCGGGCCTATCACCGCGTGGATCACGCTGGGCCAACCCGACAGTATCCGCTCACGCCTCAATCCGTTGCAGTGCCTGCACGCGCGGCGCAGGTTCTTGACGATGGTGGGCCCGCCGAACACGTGGGGCACGATGTGGTCGGACGTGTCCCCGACCTTGGTGCATCCCGGCATGGCCAGCCAACAGTCGTTGCCGTACCTCGCCACCACCTCCGCGCTGATGGCTGGCGGCACCCTGAGTCGATGGTCAACGCGCGGCATGCTCACGCCTGAACCTTTCCAGCCCTGCCAGCGGATAGCGGACGGTGCGGGCGGAATAGCGGACGAACACAGGGCCCGCGCCCTTGGCCTGCCTCCACCTGCGCAACTGCTTGTCGCTCACGCCCAAATACTCCGCCGCTTCCTTGGTGGTCAACCACACCTGCATCACCACCATCAGCGGGCCCACGCCTTCAACGACTGGAGCAGGTCGGCACGGTCGAAGACACGACGGCCACCCACACGCTTCGGCTTGAGCACGATGCCCTCGCTAATCAACTGCTGCATGGCATGGTCGCCGTCCGCGTCGGTCGTCGGGCTGATGCGATCCAGCTTCAAAATCCTGATGACGATGGAACGCTCCACGGTGTCCGCGCCGGTGGTGTCATACTCCAGCTTCGGAAGATTCCATTTCACCGCGTTCTTCATGTCCTTGGCACGGATGGCCTTGCTGGTCACATGCTCACGACGATACTTCTTCTTGACCTTCCTGCGCTTGCGTTCCTCGGTAGAAATGTAATCAACTGCATAGCCCATGATGTTGTCCCCAATCTGTGAGTAGGTGAGTGGATAAGTCTTGTGGATGAAACGTCTTGTGTATTTCGGATGGAAGGAGGTTAGAGCGGGGAACCCTATAGCGGAAAACAGGAAGCCAAAAGGCCTCATGAATTCCAAAGGGTTTCCGCATGTGAAGCATTTCGGCATGGTGCCAAGGCCGTCGCATGTGGTCAGCGGCGCAATGCCGCGACGAAGGTCTGGA